ATTTGGAGTAGTTTGGCCAGTATTATATTTATTGTTGGGATATGCCTCGTATTTGGTATGGCAAGATAAAACGGGAGCTAGTGATAAACAAAAATCGATAGGAAAGATACTAGAAAAATATATTATTCATTTCGTTTTATTATTATTATGGTGGCCATATTTCGTGTATTTTCCAAACGCGGGGTTTGCAATGATTTCTCTCTTTTTATTAGCAATAAGTGCTGTATATATTGGATGGAAATTTTATAAAATAAATAAAACGGCCGGGTTGTGTTGGTTTCCATACACGATATGGTTATTTTTCGCGACCTTTTTAACGAGTCAAACAATTTATACGAAAGACTAATCGAGAGAACTGCAAGAATAATTAATAATTATATTTCTAGTGAAAAACTACAAGAATAACCAAAATGTTTGTTCTAGTGAAAATCCAAAGACTATTATTCTAGTGAAAATCCAAGACCATTATTATAAAGGAGGGTTCGCAAGGGAACCTTGGTTCCCTGCTTACCAGTTATTCTTTTTCACCGTGATTTGCGATCCAGGTTTTTTCTTTTTCGCGTTAGTGGGATCATAGGCTTCATCTTCATCATCCGAACAAATGCCTTTGGAAATCTCCCAGAATTCTTTGGATCCTAGTTTGAAATTGGGTCGATTCTCGGCTTTATACCAGAAGATTTGATCATATAATTTGTTCGATTTTGCATTATTATTTATTACTAAACATTCATAATTCTCCGTAGTCTGATCCATGACAGAATTAAACGATTCCAAAGTTGGAAACATACTCGCATAATTCTCCCAAATACGTTTTCGATTCGACAAGTAAGGTTCTCGCAAAATAAACACATAATCTATGTTTGTTCTCAGTGCGGGAGGCACACCTAATGGATATTGCATTGTGATGATAAGCATGACTTTCCAATGTCTCAATAGATACCATTTTCATTTAGACATTTCCTTCTAAAATCATAAAATCTATGCTTTTTAAATGGGCATAGCATTCTCTCGAATGGGTTTAGACTATATCTTAAGGTATCATGAAAGTTGGTTAGACTTTTCAACCCCACGGGCATTTAGTCGTTGAACTATCACCATATCCTTACCAATAACGGACTTAGGTGACGAGCTGCGGATTTTCTCTATTTTATACCTTTTTACTATACCTTATGTGATTAGCATAAGCCATTATCATATTTCTACAATAATTTAGTAGTATAAACCTAACAAGATGTCTCCGCAATTTGGACGTGTTGCTCATTGCTTCATATAAATGAATTACTATGACTCAATGAACTAGCCATTATTTTGTAATGACTCCGGCAAACATTTTACCGTTCATAAAGAGAAGACGCATCAATTTATCACGTGTCCATGTACTATCATACAAACAATCGTCTAAAATAACAAAAGTCCGTGGATCGATCGTACAACGTCGGTTAGTTTCCATTTCTTTTTGGATTTGTTTCATGACTGTTTTCTGGCGTCTCAATATATTTTCAATTAGTACGGAACTATATTCGTTATGAATGAACAATTTGGGAACATGAGCCGCATAAAACCCGTTACCGGCTTCTGTTCCGGAAATAACGGTTCCAATTGGAATATCTTGATGAAAATACAAAAGATCTCTCACAAGAAAAGTTTTACCAGTATCACGCCGCCCAATTAAGACGATGACGGGACCTTTATTTTCGTCGGCTTTAAATGTAATCCAACGCATATCCCATTTTTTCAATTCCAATGTCATTTATATTTTAAATGGTTATTATTTCTATTGTTTTAGCGCATTATGTATTATGAATATACTACCAAAAATAAGAAAACAAACCCGCATCATTCCCACGATCATATTTGGTAGAAAATCCATATGCGACAAACTGTCCCCATAAAGGAACATAAATATGAGAATGGTTCCCAAATAGTATCGCACTTATACTAAAATGACTTCTACTTAGAATAACTACATCTGCAATAGACAACAAGAATAAATCATACGATTCATCTTCATTACAAATCACACGATAAGGTAACCCGATTAAATCGCGGGTAGAAGGACTAGAAATAATCACAATTTCATGTTCTGGGAATCGCTCTTTCGCCGCATCGATTTGGGGTTGGATTCGGTCATATGGAATGGGGGCTTGGACATTCGGACAAAACCCATAATTATGCAAATGATACATTTCTTGTATATCCGCGTCTCGATTAATCATATCTCGATAATACCCGGCAGAAAACGCGCCATTATAATCCCACCAATTATGAACATCATCAAGACGTAAATGAATGGCGATTGTTTTTTTAGGATCAAAGGGGAGATTCTCGGTATAATGGGGAGGTGCCACCTTCCATAAATCAAGATGTATTTCTGGATATATTTCTCTCCAATAACTCCGGAAATCGGTACCGATCGATACTAATGTCTTATACATCATTTGAGCGTAATCCAGTTTCTCGTTAAAGACATTACATTCATCGTCCAGTTCTGTATCTTCTTCAATCGAAGATAAAGGAGAAAACGAAAGATGATATTTCTCTATAAAACGCAATAGAAGAATTACAAACAAACTAGACGAATAATTCAACGTTTCTTCTGAATAACGTAGATGAAACTGATGTTTATGTGCATAAAATATGCGATTTAAATACGACGTAATATGCGTACCTAACCGATTATTCCGATCACCATATAAGGAGATAAATGTCATCTGTTTCGTTGGTTTAGTTTATTTATTCTTCTGAATTTTTTATGTTGTTTCGTTTCGTTCTAACCAAGAAAACGGAATAGACAATAAGATCATAAGTTCTCTATGTGCGATATTTATTATTACAAATCCAAGAAAATAGATTTAGGCAAAATAGAAAAAGACTATACGGATGTCCATCGAGAATCGAACCCTGAAAATCGAGAATCGAATAACTATAATCCGTTTCATATTCGCGATTTACAAAATTACAATCCAATCTATTCCATGTTTTTTGAAATGAACAATACGAATTACAATGCAATTTCTCTCAATCATCCAAACCATTTTCTAGATATGAATACAGTTCTTCTAGTCAAAGCAGAAAGCGAAGGAGAAGGAGAAAGAGAAGGAGAAACCCGAATACAAAAAAACATTCATATCAAATACGCACCATTATTAGACCCGATTCATTATTTGATTGGTAAATATGAGAAAGAACGAACGCGATTAACTATTCTCCCGAATTTGATTCCTTCTAGAGGAATCCCAAAGATAGAGAGTGTTTATAATTCCGCCTATATTGATTGTTTTTTCAGTTATTTATCTAGTAATTTATTTCACAAGAACGGGTTTCTAAATAGTATCGATTTTTACGGGTCTTATCTAGGAGTGCAAGAAAAATTCCGAATGGATATTTCGGATGATTATGAATATTTAATGGAATCCGATTTCTTTCTCTCGAAAAAGGACATTATGTATGAATTAGATGCAACCCATACATTACCGGATACTGCGTTAGGTACAAGTTCTTCATTATCTATGAAACCAAAGTTATGTTTAGGAGAAATTTGTTCCGAAGAGATCGAATTAGATGCGGATATTTTAGAAGAATCTACTACCGTAGTACCGTTACTGGTATCCGTACCGATAATTGAAGAATCCTCAACGTTGGAATTGGTATATGAAAAAGAACAAGAAATCGAATCGGAAGATTCATCGGAGGATTCGGATGACAATAGTATTGAGAATCATTCGATAGATGCGGAAAGTGAAAAAGAAAAAGAAAAAGATGAGGATGAAGAGGAAGAGGAAGACGAATTATGGTCGGATATGGAAGAAAGTACGGGTTCGTCTTTTGAAGAACCTATGATACATGCCTATATTCGCGATTTCCCAATACAAATGATATGTCTAGAAAAAGGCGAAGGAACACTCGATGCTCTACTAGAAAACGATGAATTGGAAGATGCTCAAATCGCAAGTGCGCTTTTCCAAGTGGTGATGTCTCTCGCCGCATTCCAAAAAGCATACGATTTCACCCATAATGATTTACATACCAATAATATCGTCTATTTCTCTACAGAATATACGCATTTGGAATATACTTTCTTGGAGAAAACCTACAAAGTACCTACGTATGGTCGTATCTATAAAATCATCGATTTCGGGAGAAGTATGTATCGATTCCAAGATAAAGTATTGGGAAGTGATAGTTTCGCACCTGGGGGAGATGCAAACGGACAATATAATTGCGAACCATTTTTTAATCCTAAGAAACCCGAAATCAAAACCAATCCGAGTTTCGATTTATGTCGTTTAGGATGTTCGATGTATGATTTTGTTTTCGACGGATCAGAAGAAGACGAAATCCGTAAATCGCGAAAGAAATGGACGGAAGTGCAGAAAACCATTGCAAGATGGTGTATGGATGATAAAAGCAAGAATATATTATATACATCTTCAGGGGAAGAACGATATCCGAATTTCAAATTGTATAAAATGATTGCGAGAATGGTACATGCACATACTCCTGAAAATCAAATGGCATTTCCTTTGTTTTCTCAGTACGATATTTCGAAGAAAGCGGCGGATAAGAAAAAGAAAATCAAACCAATAGATCGTATATACAAGATGAATATTGATGTGATTCCGAAATGTTATGTATAGAATCCTCGGTCACTCGGTTTAGATCGGAACATACACCTAAAAAATTGATGGTTTTTCTTGCAAGAGAACCACTTTTATAACACCCATTATTTACTTAAAAACTTACTTAACTTTAACTTAAACTTAAACTTTAACTTTAACTTTTAAAAATAAAATGCAAGCTGTCGTATTATTTATCCCTCGTATTCTCCCAAGGGTCAGCAAGAAACAATTAGTGGATCGTTTTGCAGAATTGCATATTGGTAGAATTACCCATATTCAATCCAAATATCGCGTCAATGAAAATAAGAACGAATATTGGTTTGCCTTTATTACTGTATCGTTTTGGAATACATCAGAAGGATGTCGTTTCTGGAACTCCGTCGTGGTATGCAAAGAAACCATTTGTATGGATTATTTCGAACCTGGAGTGACCAAACATTTGTATTGGGAGATTCAATTATGTCATCGAAATAATGGGAATTTAAAGGGTTTGAAAGAAATGCCAATTTTCGAAGAAGAGACTAAGGACGAAATCATGGTCCAAGGTCTAATAGAAGAAGAAACGGTGACTCTTCCTCCTCTTCCAGCCTTAATCAAAGTCAGATGTATGGGATTATTAGAAGAAGGTCAAATCGACGAATCCAATCTCTCGGAATCGAATCTTTCAAATAGAGATCATTTGGAAATCTATCAAGAATATTTGGAATTAGAGAGATCTATTTTCGGATCCAATTATTTGTGTAAATTATATTAGATTAGAATAGATTTTGTGTATATTTTGTCTTGTCTTGTAAATTAAAAAAAATGAAAATATAAATAATGAATTTTATCATTATTTATATTTTTTATGGCTATTCTATAATCTGTAATAGGTAATGTTTTTCATAAATAATTATGATAATAAGAAGAAATAGTACATTTTGAAACAATTATTCATTTACTAGGGTTAAACTAGCAAGAAATAGTTTATCTGTGCAAGAATTAAAAGATACATTAGTATCTCCATTATTTCTACTAAATAAATAATGGTTGGATTGTATTAATTTATTTTTGTATTGGAATGCTTGTTCTTTTTTATCTTTTCCTAAAGAAAACTTTCTATCGAGCATGGTTTTATATTCGTATGAATCTATAAAAATATTATCATTAAAAAAGTCATTATTATGATCTCCATAAAAGCCTTTTTTAAGACAATATCCAGTTTCATGTAATTTAATAAATGTATAAATTGTATCGGGTTTTAATTCATATTCTCCTTTATATAACTTAGAATTCCCAGTATATTTTTGGTCTATTGTAAATTCATATTCTGGTAATGGTTCTACAACTGGGGTTGGTTCATTAACCACTGGTACGGGTTCATTTATCGGTTGATGTTTTTTAAACAAATCCAACAGATTCGGAATACCACCCCGCATTCTCCTAGAAGAACGAATATTCTTTCGTCTCCTGGATCCACGTTTCTTCAAACTCTTTTTACTTTTATTACTACTCTTACGATACCTACGTGTTGCCATTTTCTATTATAATAATACAAACTATACTATTAGAATAGAAACAATAAAAAAACTTAGAATCCGGGTTCTCCTGTAAATTAAAAACCGGGTTCTCCCGTGAAAACGGTAGTTGTATCTGGTACAAACACTGGTGTATCGGTAATCACAGAAAACAAATCGGTAATACTCTTGTCATAATGCAAGAGAACATAAGCACTCACAAAGGAACTAGAAAATACCATAATGGCATCTCTCGCAAAGGTTTTCAGAGGTTTCATCTCTTCGTCTAAATACTTCATCTCTACGAATTTCAAAATACAAAAGACTAAAGTAATCGAACCAGCAAAAATCAAGACTTTTTCCATTTTTATTTTTGGATATATACCAGAAATAAAAAAAAAGCTCACGTATCAAACGCAGGGAGCAGGGAACCCAT